GATGTTTAAAAAGAAGCAGAAACCAATTGAAAGATATTGGGAAGATAAAGATTACATGGAAGTCAGAACGATCCGTGACTTATATGAACTGAACGAATCACAGAAAAGGCTTGGTCTTGTGAACGGTGGAGAGTATGAACTTTTCCATCAAGACATTCTAAAGATGATCCAGCAAGTCGAAAGCAAGAATGCTTTTGATCAAATGATGGGGGATCCTATGACCGCACTGGAAGGGATGTTCAATGATTGAAGAGATAAAGATTCCCATTTCGTTTTTAGACCACAAAATAGAGGTTTTGGAAAACGAACTTGAATACGAACTGTATGAGAATGACGATAGGAAAAAGTGTCTGTATCTGTCCGGGAAACTCGCTAGTTTAAGGGAGTTAAGAAGGGAATGGTTGAACCATGAAACTGATTAAGACCTTGTTCAATTGGATGCGGAAGGTAAAGCATATGTGTGCCGAACTGAAGTACGGCTGCGATTCATGTCCGTTCCGGGCAACACATGGAACGTGCAAAATCAAGAACCTTGTCTATGAACTGTGCAAATCCCCAAGCGATTGGGATGTGGATGAATACGAAAGGAAATGGAATGAGTAACATACTGGAGTTATTGTTTATTGAACCATTGAGATTCTTATTCAAGATCGCAATGTGTTCACTGATCTTATTGACCGTGATCTGTGCTTGTCTTGTAGTGGCTTACATCATCAAAGTCACGGCAGAGGAAATAAGCGATGGAATACTGGCAGATAAGAAAAAGGATGTTTGAGGTCTACGAAGAGGACATAAAAGTCTTCTGTGGAACTGCCAAACAAGTGAGCGAAAGATTGGGCATTGCAGAAAAGACCGTCTACACCTATGGGGCAAAAGTCAAACATAAGGATTGTCTGATCAAACAGAAATACAGACTTGTACCTACCAATGAGTTCGTGACGGTGAACGGCAAACCCAAGAAAGAAAAGAAAGTGAAGATAGTAGACAAGGATCCGACCGGATTCGACTATCTTAAACTGATGCTCTATGACCGGAAAGAAAAGAAGACAGTATGCGATTTCGATCCCGTACCGTTCCTTCCTGATCTCTATGATGAATTAGGTTTGAACTGTAGAGTATTCGAAAAGTGCGACAGAGATATCAAGGGAATCAATCCCTACTATTATGTTGTCGAGGTGGTGTGATGGATTATGAAAACTTTACTTCCATGTTGAAGAACTATGCGAAGAACAAGAAAAAACTCGCAGAAGCAAAAGAAGAACTGAAGATACTCTTCTATGATATGACCGGGGTGAAAGGCGTGTCGTTCGACCGCCTTCCGGGAAGCTTCAATCCATCCGCAGCCGAAGGGCATAAACTCGAACAGATAGAAAGATACAACGACAAACAGAAGGATATTCAATTCTACCAAGATGCCATCAGATTCGTAGAGAGCTATCAAAACAGATTCCCGGAAGATCTGTGGGGAATGCTATACGACAAATATGTCGAAGGGAAAACGTTCAAATCCGTAGGGATGAAGCACGGCTATTCTACCAATGGCATATGGGTGATGATGAAGCGAGAAACGGAGAAGTATTTATGACAGACAAAGAAATCGTTGACTATGTCGTCGAACTGCTGAACCATCATCTTATCGTATGGATAGACCAGGATGGCAATTATCAATTGAAAGCAACGAAGAGAGAGCTATATAAAGCAATATATGATCTTCGCACGATCATAAACAAAGAAAGGGAAACATGAACTATATCACGAAAGAGCAGAAGGAAATGCTCATGCAAGAGTTATACACAAACAAATCATTTCCAAGGATTGCGAGGAATGTAGGGGTTGGCGTTGCAACGGTGAAGAGATATGCCAAACGATTAGGGATTCGCCATACGTTTGGCGGAAGGATAAAAGCATGACCTTCCATTGTTTCTTTGAACAGTCCGGCACATTCAAGAACGAGTTCAGGAAGCTAGGCTATGAAGCATATGACTATGACATTCTTAATGACTTTGGGCAGACCGACTTCCAAGTGGATCTGTTCAAGGAAATTGAGACGGCATACGAGAGAGAGAGAGAGAGAACGGTCTTCGACCGAATCAAGGAAGGAGACCAGGTCATCGCTTTCTTTCCTTGCACAAGATTTGAGAATCAAATCAATCTGTGGTTTAGAGGACAAGCGAACGGATCGCAGAACATGGATGTTGAAAGGAAGCTAGAGTATTGCATGAAACTGCATGGGGAATTGCATCGGATGTACTGTCTCATCTCAAAGATGGTCATTGTCTGTTTAAGGAGAAAAATTCCTCTAATCATTGAAAATCCTTATGCCAAAGAACACTATCTTCAAAGATATTGGTGCATAAGACCGAAGGTGATAGATGACAACAGAAGAGATAGAGGCGATCAATACAAGAAACCGACACAATATTTCTTCATCAACAGAGAGCCGAGCAACAATTTGATATTTGAAGCCTACGGAAATCCGGCAGAGAACCGAAACATATGGGTGAAAGGCAAGAACAACAACGAAGGTGACAAAGTGAAACGGAGTCTTATTTCACCGCTCTATGCCAACAGATTTATAAGGGAGTTTATAATATGACGGTATGGGAACTTAAAAAGATTTGCATCAAAAAGATCAACGATGATTCATTAACCGATCAACAGAGGAATGCATATAAGAATGCTCTTCAAAGTGCTAACAAAGTGATAGAGGAAATAGAGAATGACAAAAGAGGAAATAAAGAAACTATACGATGATATCTTCTACGGAAGAGTTCATCTGTGTGGAAGATGCAGAAAAAAGAACTACAATTGCACCAATGCCGATTGTCTTAAAGAACTGGAACGTACATACGGAAACAAGAAACAAAGCAACGAGCAGATGAGTCTGTGGTAATATTAAATAAAAGAGGTGAAGAAAATAATGGGTTTAATGGTATTTATTCTAGTGATCGTGGCTGCACTCATGATCTCCGTACAACAGAAGAACAAACAGAGAGATGCCAAGCTTGAATACGAAGCAAGACAGAAAGAACTGGAAAGAGGAAGAGCAATCAAGAAGTATCTCAAAGAGGAAGAAGAACTTGAGAGATACAGAAGGGGAGACTATTCGGATCCGGAAGAAGAGACCGAAGAAGACCTCGATGAAGATGAGATGTGATGCATCCCATGAAAAACAAAATAAAATAGTAAATGAAAGAGTATGAGCAAGGGCAACCTTGCTTTTCTTTTTGTCATTTTTTCTTCACTATCGGGCAGAACATGGCGGTGTATCAACCTTTCTTTCACCGCCTTTTCTTCTGCCAAACAAGGAGAGATCTATGTATGTAAACGGAATGGATGTCGATGTGACCTACATGGTGGACGGATGCGGTAAGAAGATCCAGTCTACACGGACAGTAATAGTGAAGAAGGACGGCAAGATTATTTTTAATAAGAAAACTCAAGAGAGAGTCGAAGAAATTTTGAAAAAAATATGACCCTCCCCCGGTAAAAGACAAAAATAGGGGCGAAGGGGAACGTGGGGGGATGGCAATAATCCGTGACCATCTCGCACATATAGGCTATTCGAGAACGAAAGGAAACCAAAAAGCAATGCAAGATTACTTTTCTGTCGCTGAAATTTCGGCAGAGATCGGTGTTTCTGACAAAGTTATCTACAAACACGCTAAATTATTGGGCATAGATACATCCAAAATCACAGAAGATGAAAAAGAAAGACTGATCGAAGCTTGTTCAAAAACCATAGCAAGGAAAACAGAAGCACAAGAGTTCATAAGCGGAGCAAAAGTCGATGAAACCGATATGATAAGCCTTCAAAGTGAATCCACTCTTGAGAAAAGGCTTTATATCGCAAAAAACGAATTCAATCACATCACAAAGTCATTGGCAGACTGCCAAATGGCTATCGACAAGAAGGGAACCATTATTTTGAACAATAATGGTGCGATCTCTTCGAATCCAGCGGTTAAAACAAAGTGCGAACTGTTGAAGCAGCAGAATGCCTTGCAGAAGACCATCTCCGATCTTGAACAAGCCTTGAAGATGTCTGTTCCTTCTCAAGAAAGTGCTATCGATGATTAGTCCGTTTTTTCAATACATCGAGGATGTAGAGAAAAACCCGTTAAGGTATTCCAAGTGGATCGTAAAGCAAGTAAAACTCCAAAGGGAGATGCTGAAGATCTACGACTTTAACGAAGAAGAAGGAAAGAAGGCTTGTGACTGGATCGAGAAATACTGCTACTTAACCGAAGGAGAGAATGCCGGTCAAAGAGTTAAACTGATGCTTTGGCACAAATGGATCATCTATTCCATTTTCTGCTTCTATGGGAATTTGGATGTAGAAGACTTTGACGAAGACGGAAACTATTTGGGCATCGTCAACAAATATGTTCGGATCGTAAACGATTCACTGATCGTTGTCGCATCCGGGAACAGTAAAACGACATTACTTGCTTTTATCATTCTCTACGTTATCTTTCACCGGAAAGTCTTGCCATCACCGAAGGTCTATATCGGATCCAATGCATACAGACAGAGCAAGGTGTGTTTCGACACGATAAGGAAGATCATCGAACGGAATCCCGAATTAAGCAAACACGCCAAGATAAGGCAGAGCATCGGTGAAATAGAGATAGACGAAACAAATGCAAAGGTAAATGCCATGTCCTCTGATGGGGATAACTATGAAGGCATCATACCGGCTTTGTTGGTCATAGATGAAATTCATGCAATGCAGACATCGACCTACGCTGATAATTTGAGAAAGTCAACGAAGCGGAGCGACAAGCTGATATTTGAGATCACAACGGAAGGAACTTGCCGAGGTGGTTATTTAGACGAGAGAAAAGATTTGGCAAAGAATCTTCTCGATGATACGGCAGAGGAAAAAGACTACAGAAAATTCTTTGCCATCTACGAACAAGACAGTGAAAAAGAGGTCTTCGATGCCTACAGAAACGACATAGGATTATGGAGAAAATCCAATCCCGGATTAGGAATTTCCGTAAGTGTCGAGGAACTGAAAGACAAAGTGAAAGGGATGATGAACGATCCCAAACAGAAGGTCATAACATTGACCAAGAACTTCAACATTCCGCAGAATCCGGTGACATCATTCTTTTCGGAAACGGAATGCAGAACCAAACCGTTCAACGAGGACATCTTCTACAATGCTCCGGTCTTTCTTGGACTGGATATGGCATACACAAGAAACCCTTCGAATGACTTGACGGCTTTGAAGATGCTCATGGTCAATCCTTTTACGAACGAAGAGTATTCCAAGGATATCTACTTCATACCGAAATGGTGGGAAGAAGAATACAAGGAAAACGATCAGGTCGTAATTCGAATGAACGACATGGTGATCGCCAAGTCGAAATGCGACACGAACATCCTCTATAACCCAAAACAGAACGCCTACGGATACAAAATGTATGCAGATAGAGGTGATGTGGTAATTGTAGACGAAGATCTGATCGAGAAACTTGTCAATGAGTTCGGTGAACAAGCAAGATGCGATACTACCGGAATCACAGAAGACTTTGTGAGGTTCTACATTGCCCATTTGGAGTTGAAATACCATTGGACGATATGCAAGTTTGGATTGGATCCGAACAAAGCATTCAAGCTTAAAGCCTTTGCCGAGAGCAACATTCCTTCGACAGACGGAAAGAACCCGGTCATATCCTTCAGAATGGAAGACCACAAGAATTCCAATCCGATCATCCTATCAACAAAGGACATAAGAAAACAAGGCAAGGTCTACAACAACAACAAACTGACCGAGCTGCACTTCGCTTCTGCAATCGCAAGAACCGACCAGTATGGGAACGTAACCTTCACGAATCCGATGTATTCAAGGAAGGATGGAATCATTGCGGAATTCTCTGCCCGGTCATCCTACAACGTATATACAACGAACAAGGACACGGGAACAGAGAATCTTGAACGGTTGAAAATGTGGTGGAAAGAAAACGAAGACCGCTTGAATGAAATACTATCAGGCAGCAGTGTATAAGGATCCGAGATGGATCGAGTGCAGAAATGCCGTAATCAAGCGTGACAGAGACATCTGTTATTTCTGCGGTAAGCTCATACTCAAAAGAAGAACGATTCACCACATTATCGAAATAAACGAACAGAACTATAGCGATCCAAAGATCGCTTTTAATTTGGACAATCTTGTCGAGTGTCATGCCGACTGTCACGATCAGCATCATGGAAGGTTTTCCAAGCCGTCCATAGTCAATAAAGAACTTGATATAGATTACTCAAAACGAAAGGAGTCAAGGTGAGATTCAAGATCCCATTTACAAATTATGAAGTCGGCATCACGAAAAGAGGTATGAACTTCGTGAATCCTTCCGGTCAGCTTGTCGGCTTCACCGAATGGTTGGGGAATTCCATTTTCACACCGACCACACCGATCATGGAAGAAGTCTACTCGACCATTGCGAACGAATTCGCAAAGATCGACTTGGTTCATGTGATCAGCAAGGAAAACGAATACAGAAGAGTGAACGATAACCTCAATTATCTTCTGTCGGAAAGACCGAATGCATTCCAAACGGCATACGATTTCAAATTTACGATGATGTATCAGCTTTTGAAATACGGCAATGCCATTGCATTCATCAACAGAGATTCAAAAGGAAGAGCGATCTCAATCGACCCGATCAATGCACCGGACTATGAATTCGGTGGCGGTTACCAAATCGAAGAGGATATGATCCTTTTCAAGTTTAAAAACATCAAAGACAACCGCATCGAACTGGTCGATTACAGAAACCTCATTCATTTAAGACTGAATCCAAACAACATATTCTACGGAGACATATTCTCCGGTGTTTCGTTCGCAAAGGCGATCACGGATCTTATCGATGCATCCTTGGGATCTGCGATCCGGGAATTGCAGGACAACGGCTCCGTTCGTGGAGTCGTAACCATCGGCAGATCAGCACAAGGATTCGCCAACGCTACACTGGTGAACAGTGATGCCAAGACATCCAAGCAGAAAGAGATCATCGATCGTATCAAGGCAACAAAGGGCGGAATTCTTGTGCTTGATGCCGGAGAAGAATGGCAGAGTCTATCGTCTCCGTTCTCTACCACATCCAGCGAAGACATCGACCGCTATATCTCGATGCTGCTCCAGTTCAACGGAATCAACAAGAAAGTCGTTGACGGCACGGCAACCGGGGAAGAGATGGAAGTCTTCTACAACAAAACCGTAATACCTAGAAACGAACAGTTCGTGAGCGAATTGAACTACAAGATCTTCAATAAGACATCAATCACTCAAGGACATAGAATCGAATATTTCAGGAACCCATTCGAGTATGTCTCAACCGAGAAGGCAATCGATATTGCCTACAAGGGAGCGATGGACACGACTACGAACGAGAGACGAAGAATGATCTACAAGCTTCCGCCGATCGAAGGCGGTGACACGCTGATGACGAACAAGAACTTCGAACCATTGGCGATGGATCTGCAAGAAGGCGAAGTGGTCACAGTGGATAAGGAGACACAGAATGAACAAAATTGAACGAGTCTATGATGTCGAATTCAGAGCATCAGAACAAGACAACAGACAAGTTGAAGGATATGCGGTCGTATTCAACCAGCCTACAGATTTGGGATGGTTTGTTGAAGAGATCGACCCACACGCTTTCGACGAAGCAGATATGTCCAATGTTTACTTATTGGGCAACCACGATGAAAACATCGTACTAGCCGGAACCTCAAACAACAGTTTGAGTTGGGATATAAACGAGAACGGCATCTATCAAAGATCGTCCATCGTTGACACAAGTGTCGGTGAAGACTGGTTGAAATTGGTCAAAAAAGGCTTAATTAACAAACAGTCATTTGCTTTCACTATTGCTGACGGCGGTGAGTCATGGTCGGAGAGAAATGGCAAAGACTTCCGTTTGATCACAAAAATCGATAAGGTCTTTGATTTCTCGCTTGTAACGTATCCGGCATATGCTACGACTTCCGTTCGTTCAGTAACTGACGAGTTGGCTGAAGAACACAGAAGAAGAAAAGAGCAATCCGAAAGGATGGAAAGGATCTTAAATGGAAAAAATGCTTAATTCCGCAATGGTCGAAGAGAGAATGACCGAAATTGCAGAAAGAAGAAATGCCATCGTTGATGAGATCGATTCCAAGAAAGCAGAATTCGAAGAAGCAGATACCGAAAAGAGAGATGAACTTCTCAACGATGTCGAAGCTTTAACGAAGGAAGCAGAAGATCTTGATAACGAAGCAAAAGACCTTGAAGAGCAGAGAAACACATTCAAGGCACAAGAAGAGAGAATGTCTCTCTCCGCAAATCTCTCAAAAGTAAAAATCGAGGAAAGGAAAACACAGATGGAAAATGTTGATGTAAGAAGCACTCCTGAATTCGTCAAGGCTTGGAGAAAAGCAGTTGAAGAAGGCGATGAAAAGGACATGAGGTCTTTACTGACCACTATGAACGAAGGCACCGCTCCGGTTCCTACCTATCTGCAGGGAAGAGTCGAAGCAACATGGGAAAGACTGTCATTATTGAATGAAGTTTCTATCACGAACTTCAAGGGCATCCTTGCGGTTCCATATGAAGCTTCTGTGACTGGTGCAGCGATCCACACAGAAGGCGATGAGACCGCTCCGGCAGAAGAAGTACTGACGATTGGACAGACTTTACTGCAGCCGGCAATGATCAAAAAATGGATCCGTGTATCGGATGAAGTTGAAAGCCTCTCTGATACCGAGTTCATGAACTACATTGCGGATGAGATCATCTATCAGATCAACCTCTTCCTTGAAACCGCAATCGTAAGCTCCAACGCTTCAAAGGGTGTCAAGGGTATCATCAATTCCGCTCTTGCAGTTTCCGTTACCGATGCACTGGATTTCAATTCCATGAACGTAGGTCTTGCAAACCTGATCGAAGCAATCGACCCGGTTGTCATCGTCAACAGAAAGACCTTCTTCTCCAACATCATGGGATTAACCGATCTGCAGCAGAGACCGATCTATCAGATCGCTGCCGACAACGCTGGCAAACCGCAGTACTTCGTCAATGGCGTAAGAGTTCTGTTCAACAACGGCTTGAAGGCTTACGACAATGCATCTGCTGGTGAAGCTTGGGCAGTTGTCGGTGATATGAAAGCATATCGCTTGAACTTACCGGATGGCAGAATCCCTACCGTTCTGTACGATCCATATACCGATGCAGAGCATGATCTGAACAAGTATGTCGGCAAGTTACTGGCTGCCGGTGATGTTGTCAGACCTAACTCCATCGCCGTTCTCAAGAAGGCAGCTTAATGAAGTGCAAGGTTATCAGTAAGTGTTCTCTTGTTGTAGAGTCCGGGTCTATTGTCGAAGTCGATGAAAGACAGTTTGAAGCAGCAAGGAATGTTCTTGTTCCAATGGACAAGGCAGAAGATACCGAAACACCTAAAAAAGAAACAAGAAAAAGAAAAAAATAAAGGGGGTCTACAATGGCAGTAGCTACAATAGACCAAATTATTGCTGATGTAAGAAAAGTTTTGCCGATCTACGATACAGAACTGTATGACGATGATATCTTTATCGTTGTCAACGGTGCGGTGCATAAGTTAGAAATGGAAGGTGTGCCAAACTCGTTTGATTATCAAACACCGGCATACTACGATTACATAACTTGTGTACGGTATCAGGTCGCAAGTGATATGGATTTGGACATCGACATCGAAAGGTTGAAGGCTCAATACATAACAAGAGCCAACACATTGAGATGTACGTTAAGTCAGTAGTCGAATTGATTTATGAAGGGCAGGGGAAAGCCGAGAACGGTTCTCCCCTTGCTCTTTATGTCTCTCAAATTGTTCGGTGTGATGAGATGGAGACATTCTCCACAAACTATTACAACGATCAGCAAAGGAACATGAGATTATCACGGAACCTAATTGTACCGACATACCTCACCACGGATATTATTCAGGACGGAAAGCGGTACGAACTGATGTACTGCAATTACGATAACCGGAAATACAAAGTCCGTAATATCCTTAAAGTCCGCAATACTAGGCAACGGATGATCCTCGATATCCAAGAGGTGGAGTGATGAAGAGATCATACACACAGAAAGAGATCTATGACTATTTAGTCGCAAATCCTCTCAATATCGATGTTCACATTGGCGATCTCGAAGATATGAATGGGGATGATTACATCTTCCTGGATTATATGAACGATGTCGCAATGTTGAGAGACAACAATGCAGATTATCAGACATTGCTCCAAATATCCGTATTAACAAAAGATTTTGAAGATCGCAAAACTTTGGTCAATTACATCAAACAAGAATTTTTATCTGCTCCAACCTATTCAAAGAGCGATGAATTCGAATACTACCAGGCACAGTTCACCATTGGAGTAATAATCAGTGACTAAAAATGTTACATGGGATGGAAGCAAAAATCTCAAGATCTCTGCAGAGGTAAAATTCAACAAGATCATTGATGAAAATGCTGAAAGATGCAGACAGAGAGTGAAGACTTTCTCCCCGGACGGAAACAGAACGAACAAGAAATACAAAGACGGTTGGGTTCTTCTCAAAGGAAGAAAAGACCGTGATCAGTATTATGTTGAGGTGTGGAACGAAACGAACTGGCAATTAACCCATCTGTTGGAGAACGGTCATCTGATCGTCAACAAAAAGGGCGGTGTCGGTTGGGCAAGTGCCAAGCCTCACATTCAAAAAGCACTGGATAGTGTAAAACAAGGATTCATCAGTCAAATGGAAAGAGCAGAAGTTGAAATCGATATCGAATGAAAGGATGAAGCATGGGAAGAATCGTTCATGGAAATAAGAACTTCGGCTATGCACCGATCAACGTATCAGGCAACACTTTCTCGTTCGGCACACCGGTAATGCTTCCGGGCATGGTGTCCAGCACGATGGAAGTCGAACAGACTGACACAACGATCTATGCCGATGATCGTGCCTACTGCATGGTCAAGGGTGCAAAGGCAAGAACGCTTGAAGCAGTGTTGAGATATGTTCCTTCAGCATATGCAGAATACCTTGGCTTCCATGTCAATGCGAATGGTATGGTCACCGATACCGGTGCATTCCCTAACCATTGCATTTTCTTTGAATCGGAAGAAGAAGACTGTGATAGCGGAGAAACCACAACGACCTTGTGGTACATCTACAATGTCACCGGATCCGAACCGACAAGAGAAACTACTACAGACGAAGAAGAGGTCACACCGGCAGAAATTACAATCAATTATGCCGCTGCCGATTCGCAGTTCGTAGTGGATGACACCGGAGCTTATTGCCAAGTGGGTTACGTTACAAGAACTGAAGAAAACAAACTGGTCTACGATACATTCAAGACCACAGTCTTGCTGCCGACAACGTCAATGTAATAAAAAAACGAAAGGAAATGGGGAAGTGCAATGCTTCCCCTAATTTTTGCAATGAAAATATTCACTTATACGTTTAGAATTCCAAAACTGTCAATTGAAAACGGAAACCTTGTAGAGAACGGCTACACGGAAGAAACCTGCACGTTCACTTTATTGCATAAAGGCTTCGGTCTTTATGAAGACATTACCGGGAAACCATTGATGTCGAAATTACTTGAACTTGAGAACTTTGAAGATTCTTTGGATAAGATGATCTCCAAAGAATTCATCTCGAATCTTGCTTGTGCATCGTATATCAAGATCGAAGGGGATAAGTTTCACAATAACAGATCTACGGCAGAAGAGTTCCGGAAGAGTGCCGTATATTCCAAGACCACAGAGGATGTTGAATTCATCAAAGGCTTGATCCAAATGGCTTTGGAATGCATCACGGATGCAAACAACATAAACAAAAAACAGAAAAAAACTGACGAAAAAAAACAGTAGTCTCCTATGCGAAGATGGTCGCTTTGCTCTGTGCATTGGGAATAGATCTGCAATGGGCGGATGATCAATACTGGTCTACATTGCTGGCAGTCATAGGAGAATGCAAGAAAATGCACACACCAAAGAAGAAAGAAAAGGTATCTGCAAAATCTATGCAGAAATTCATTAAGGACTAAAAAGGAGATGCCATGCCGGAAACAAAAGGTATAACGATAGAGTTCTATGGGAAAAGCATCGAGCTTGAAAATACACTGGATGATGTCAACAAAGGTTTAAGAGCGACTAGGGCTGAACTGAATGACTTCAAGAAACAGTTAAAGATTGATCCTTCCAATGTCGAAGCACTTCAAGGCAAATTCAAAGCTTTAAGGCAAGAAGAAGCTCTTATCAATAAGCAGATTGAAATGCTTCGTTCAGACTTGTCTAAACTCGACAAGGAAGACATTGGCGGAGACAAGTGGATTGCTCTTACCAAGGAAGTAAACAAGGCAGAAACGAAACTGCAAGCCGTTCAAAGAGAGATCAGCAACATGGATGGCGGTAGTCTTGATGATCTTGCCAATTCCTCTAAAAAGTTAAGTGATGGCTTTGTCGAAGCATCGCATGGAGCGGTATCGCTTGGCACGATCGTTGCAGCGAATCTCATCAGTGATGCAATCAAATCCGGTCTGCAATTCCTTGTTAACCAATTAAAGCAGATCCCCGGAGAACTTCACGAATGGGCGGATGCATACAGAGAAATTCAAGTTTACGAGAAACAGTTCGAGTCTAACCTCAAGAATACTGCTAATGCATCGGACGAACAGATCGCTTCCTTGAAGAGACTGGCAAAGCAGAAGGAAAGAAGCGGTGTCGTTTCTTCCAAAGCAATTACATCTGCCTATCAGGAATTAGCCACTTATGTCGAGAGTGCGGATGCGATCTCCGGTCTTACAGATGCATTGACCGACATGGCAGCACAACAGTATGGAGTGGATGCCACAGACGAATCCGTAAGAAATCTTGCGACCACATTGGGCAAGGCTCTTGCAAATGGTGACTATTCCGGTCTTACTCGACTAGGCTACGGCTTTGATGAAGCACAACAGAAAATAATGAAATACGGAACGGAGCTTGAAAGAGTTGCCGTTCTTAACGATGTAATAGAATCCTCAATCGGTGGGATCAACGAAGCTCTCGCACAGACCGATGAAGGCAAACTCTTCGCAGCGACCCAATACATCGATGATGTAAAAGAATCGGTTGGCGAGATGATCTCCCAGCTTGAACTTCAGTTCGTAGAAGGTATTATGCCGTCATTACAAGAGCTTCTCGACAATGTTCTTGTATGGATAGACGAACATAAGGACGAGTTCGTTCAGTTCGTACAAGACATCGTTACATGGCTCACAAGCGATGAAGCAAAGAAGTGGTTTGAAGATATCGGCAAAATGGTTGATGATCTATGGGAAACCTTAAAAGCCTTGAAAGACATATTCTCGCAGTTAGGAATTGTCGAAGGGGCTATATGGGCTTTAGGTACCGCAATCCAATTCGTAAAGGATCTCGTTGTTGCTATCAGGGATGCTCTGCGGTCAATTAAGGACGAAGGTCTATTCAATTGGATGATGAGTAACTATAATGCTACAGACTGGAGTGCCGGTGGAGATTCATGGACACCTGGATGGTCAGGTGGTTATGGTGCTTTAAATTCCGGTGGATATGCGAGTGGCGGAATATCGTTAAATGCGAACTTCAATGTCACCGCAAACAACGTGACCAGAGCGGATGTGCAGAATTGGGCATCATGGTTGGCAGATGACATAAACGAAGAACTTGGAAGGAGAATCCGGTAATGGCAGACTATAGAAAATTTTGGTTGATCAACACATTGGGAAACCGGTACGACTTCACAGAGAATATCGACATTTTCTTGCATGATCCTAAAGGGTTAGGCTTTAAAAGATCTTTCAAATCTATCTTCGTAGGAAATAGTGAGCTTGTAACCACACAACAGTTCAAACTAACTGATATCCAGGGCGAACTGTTATTCATGCAGAACACAAACGGATCCAAATATGAGAACTATCAAAAGTTTATTCAGTTTGCGAAGTTTAAACCTTTAGAGTTCCATTATCAAACTCCAAACAACCTCGTTTCATATCATTGTGATGTTCTGTTCACACAGATAGATAAGACAGAAGTGGATGAAGATGGAATATTGAAATGTCCGGTGGTTTTTCACAGATTAACCGAATGGCTTACGGACAAGGATGAAGTCTATGTCTTCGACAACAATCCTTTAGACGAAGGCAAATACCATGATTTAGTTTACGACTACCACTACGCAGGAACAAACCTCTCCAATTCCGTAATCAACAACAACGGCACAGACGATGTTGGCTTTGTTTTAGAAATTACTGGCGAAGTAGAGAATCCGCAATTCTCATTAACCCAAGGCGGTGAGACTTACGGCATCTGTAAAATCAACGGAACGTATGACTTTGTTTCCATTGATTCCGTGGAACGTACAGAGTCAATCTACTTGGAGCAGAACGGTTCAGTCGTGACCAATCCCGAACAGTATCAAGACTTCACAGTAGCAAACGGGTATTCCTATTTGACATGGTTGAAACTGAAAGTCGGGCAGTCACAGTTTGCATTTACTTGCGGCAATATCGATACCTTTGATGGAACGGTCAAGGTTCGCTTTAAGAATTCGTTCGCCACAGTCTAGGAGGTTTTTATGGCAAGAATAGATAATAACTACTTTACATATAGGCAAACACCAACTACGGAGAACGGAACTGGAACTTTTGAGTCTATTAAAGGGAATACTCTTGTATGGAATCAGTTAGTGCAGAACGGGAATTTTGCTGATGGCACAAATGGATGGAGAAAATCAGCCACAGCAGACTCAATTTCAGTTTCTAACAATATTCTGTCGTTTCACACAAGTGTTGTTTATGGTTCGGTTTCTAATGCTTTACCTATTGATGTAAATAATCATGTTGTCGTTGTAAAAGCACAGGTAAGAACACAGGGTAACAGTGGTATTGTTAGAGCGAAACTGGTAAATAACTTTGGATATACCAATAACACTTTTGCTTTTTCAATTGAGCAAGTAAATGTATGGACTGATGTGTTGATGTATGGAACATATACGACAACACCGCAGGGGTCAACCGAATCTCCTAAAATCGGTTTCGCAGACTACCGAACGGTTAATTCATCAAACCTCATCGAAGTAAAAAATGTCCAAGTTTTCGATTTGACTATCATGGGTTTAGACATCACAACAAGTGAGTTCAATTCACTCTTTAGTCTTCCATATTATGCCTACAATCAAGGTTCTCTCTTATCCTTTATGGGTAATGGTATAAAGACAGTAGGGAAGAACTTGCTTCCTTTGCCTATTGCAGAAACTAAAAACGGAATTACTCTAACACATAATAACGATGGGTCAATTACATTAAAAGGAACTACAACAGCAAACACATATTTTGATTTTTCTACGAACTTTGATTCATCAAAATATGAAGGTTGCTTGTTTACTTGCCGAACATCACAAACTATTGTTGCGAATGTTACATACAGAATTTCAAAAAATGATAGAGTAGGCATTCAGGATTTTTACACCAATGTTGAAGGAACAATACAAAATAAAGGCGATGGATTATATTTTGCAATAAGAATCGCAGGTAATGTTCAAATGCCAACCGATGGATATACGTTATATCCGATGTTGAGAATGCCAAATCAAGATACTACTTTTGAGCCTTACACCTCATCTGCCTTATCCCTACCTATATCAACATATTTCCCTAATGGAATGAACGGCTTTGGCGGTGTTTACGATGAAATTACGGAAAGTAAGGCAATAACGAGGATTACAAAAATAGTCCTCGATGGCACAGAGAATTGGACAACGGAGACATTCCAAGGTGTAAAAGCGTTCTATATCAAATTGTCAGATGGAACGTATGCAAATTGGGACGCAAACAAAGTTTATTGCAAGTGTGATAGGTTTGAAGGAACATATTATAACTACGCTTCATCTCGTGCATTTGGGCAAATCACGATGACAGGCCGTGGTGAATACATCGAAATCATGGCAGACTTTGCTGATGTTGCAAGTTTCAAGACATGGCTCACAAGCAATCCAACTACTGTTTTATATGTATCAAAAGCACCAACAGAAACCGACATATCACCCGAACTTGATTTAACTTTCAACATTGATGTTGGTGGGACGGAAGAGTTATTGCCAACAAATACAAGTACGCCGACAACAACACCGATACTCTGCGATATTCTTTACAGAGGATTGATTCCAGTCTCCGTGACTGTCTATCCATTAGGAGCAGGAACGGTCGAAGGTGCAGGACAATACAGATACGGCGAGACCGTCACATTGGTAGCAGAGTCGAGTGATGGCATATACCGATTCTTGCGATACGAAGACGAGAACGGTCAAACCTTATCGACCGATGCAACCTATTCATTCATAGCAGGAGAGTAAACTATGGCAACGAACATTGTAGCGAGGTTTAACTACGGCTACGACATAGTTGCCGTTTTTGAGCAGTTTAGGTTTCGGGTCACAGTCACAACCGACCCAGTAAACATAAGTAGCGTTTATCAGTCTGCGACAATCGGAGAGACGGGGGATGTTGTAACCTTATGGGCAAGACCATTCCCCGATTATAACTTCATAAGATGGAGTGATGGCAGTAGTGAGAACCCTAGGAACATCGTCATAGGGGATAGCGATATCTCTTTAGTAGCGATGTATCAAAGGGTGAGCGATACCAATGGTATCTATCAGTATAGATGCTATGTAAAGGATCAATTGGATCTTGAAGCTTTACCGAAATCTTTCCTTCGTGTTGATACGTTCAATATAAGGACGGATCTTCTTACAAATGCTACATCCAACATCACCGTAATCGAGATGCCGACCAATATCGAAGAAGGTGATGTCCTTGTCTTGTATGATCCAAAAGGACAGTTCCTCTATAACGGTGTTATCACTTCAATCGAAGACAAGAAGATCGGATGTTCACAGATGCAAAGCTTCTACAAAGGATCTTGGATCTATTCTACATCACCACAAGATTTTCTTGAACATGAGATAGCAACCGTGCTGCAAGATTATGCAGATGGAAAACTGAAAGGATCATCGTACACCGACCAATTGGTCGCATCGAGACTTGGTGGAATTACAATCGACTACACCGGATCGACAACGGTAGATCTTCCATCAACATGGAACGAGAACAGCGATTCAGATAAATATGAAGTCATAGACATGGAAAAATTCATCTATGAACTATACGAAAAGTATGGAATCGTGTTCGATTTTGAGATAAATGTTTCCGGTGCGAACTATGTTCATATAAGAGTGCCAAACTTTGAAAAGATCAAAGTAGGAAACAATATGTTCGCTATTCAAAATATGCTTCCAATCACGGAGATCGAGGAAACGAACAAGCTTGTGATCTATGGATCCAACAAAACTTATAGAACGACATACATCGCAACAAGAAACGGAATAGTAGAAAATCCGTCTACGACTGCGAACAGATTCAATATAACGAATACGGAAATCGTATTCTCTGATGATCCGGTTCAAGACTTGGTCGCATCGAATCTTCCTTCGCAGATGTTCAACCATAAGCTTGAGTATGATCTAATCATAAAGAACTTTATATATGAGTTTGGTGATTTCAACCTAGGTGGTGAACTTGATGTCTACTATGGTGATGAATACTATGATTCAGTTCTGACTGGTTATGAAATCAATAAAGAATCGAACCAAAACATTGCCCAGGCACATTTTATCTGTGGAAAGGTTAGAACGGCTTTGACGAAGCTTTTGACGAGGGGAGTAATATGATCAGAGAAAACAAATGGAATCAGTATGGCTTTCCTAGAGAAGAAACCGACATACAAGGTATAACGATTCACGAAACCAATAACTATGAAATGGATGCCCAGCAATTGCATGATTTCCTCGATGAGGAAAATAAAACATCGCAAGGGTGCCATTATATTGTCGATGCTAAAAAAACCGTTCAAGTCATGCCTGACGATTGGGCGGTCTACCACACCGGAAAAGCGAAGGATTGGGGATGCAGATATACTATTGCGATAGAGATCTGCTCCTCTCTTTCCGATGAGAAATACCACAAAGCAGAAGATAGGGCAATCAGTTTAATTTATTCGTTGCAGAAGAAATATCATATCCCATTCGATATGATTTTTTTTCACCAAGACTTCAATAACAGAATGCACTGCCCGAACCGGATCATAAACGAGTTCGGTACATCAAAAAACTTTGTCTATCAGAGAATAATGGAGGACTAACAACATGGCAATTCAGACATTACACGACACCGGGGAAACATATCCAATAACACCAAAGATGGATGGCGGTACATATGGAACCGCAATCTCTGACTGTGTCTGCCAAGGAATAGGGGATGAGTTCACGATTCAGTACAGTGCGAATTCCCTTATGGTTCAATTCAATGCCGGATCACAATGTGTGATCGGTGGTGCATTCTTCAGAACAGTAAGCCTTGAAGCAGTAACGCTCGTCGCTAATTCGGTAATCTACTTGTGCAGCAATATCGATCTTTCAAAACCAAACGGCTCAACCGGAAGCTTCGTTCAAAGAACCGCATCAAATATGCAGAGCGATAATCTAAACGGTTCCGGTACATCAAGAGACTTGCTTCTGTATGTCATTACGACCGGGGCGAACGGAGTCACGAACGTAGAAGACAGAAGAGTCATCAGAGGAGATGGAACGGCAATCAACGGTTATAACTTTGTTGTTATTTCCGAAGACGATTATGATGCACTTGCAACCAAGGATGTAAATACGATCTATTATACATTTGAGGAGTAGTTATGATCTACTTAAACAATAAGGAGTTAGACAATCTACATATAGGAGAAAAAGAGATCCAAAGAGTTCTCCTTGGTGAATCATTGATATGGGAGAACAACAAGGTGGTTGTTTTGGGTTGGGGCAAGTCATGGAACATAAAGAATCTTTATCCGAATCTTTACAACCAACTGACTGCCGACAATTTCTTTTTCTTGACGGCAAATACTGTAACTGGTTCGGATAGCGTCAGCGTTGCTTACGAAGGTGATACACAATACATAACCATTAGAGGTGGTCTATCAAAGTCGTATAATCCTTCGACAGGTGTTTTGAGTATTTATTTGTATAACAATTCAAATTCATCGGATGTCCGGGCGGTAATGGTTTCAAAACCCGAAAAACTGACATACCTAGGTTTAGGAACATCGTTTAATGTAAGGACAAGATTCCCTAACACATATCAAAATATGACCGCAGATAATTTTGTAATTAGAACAGTATCTCATTGGAATAATACTGGAAGTTCAAATGGTTTAATATGCAATAACTCAAGAACATATCCAGGAAATTGGAGTGGAAGAAATACGGAAACATTCAATAAGTCTTACAATCCGTCTAATGGCATTTTGACTTGCTATTTAAACGATACTGGCAACTGTGACAACATAGAATCATGGAACAGAAATTCCAATGTATATGCTTATGCTTTGGAGAAGAGTTTCGTATGAAATATTTTGTAACAGTAGATGCAAGAGGATATGTCGTTAGCATCGTTCATACCGGAACTATAAAGGATTTTGTTGAACTTAACCTTGAGGACTACGACTTAACAGACGGTCGTATAAGGGCATATAAGCTCGGCAAGAACAGATTAATCTTTGACGAACAAGAATACCAAAATATTCTAAATAACCGCCAAAAAGCCCAAGACGAAGCCGAGATCGAAGAACTTGAACAAAAGCTGAATGAAACGGACTATATCATGGCAAGGTATACGGAAGAGCTGCTTGGTCTCAATAATCCACTAACATGGATCACCGATGTTATCAAGTTAAATGTCAAATATACAAAGCAGTATGCCGAAGCAATTGCCAACCGAAAAAAATGGAGAGAAAGGATAGAGGAGTTAAGAAATGGTTAGAGGAACTACACCAACGTTTAAACTGATCCTTAATGACGATACCGTGGATTTGACTGCTGCGACAAAAGTCTATGTGACCTTTTCACAGACCGGTATCAAGCTGACAAAGAGCGAAGACCTTGATGTTTATGAGAAAGAGGTTGACGTTTACTTAAGCCAGGAAGAAACCTTGGCTTTTGTTTTGAGATCTGTAGATATTCAAATCAACTGGATTTACGATGACGGCAAAAGAGCGTGTACCAATATCGTAAAAGCATCAGTAGGAAGAAACTTAATCAATGAGGTATTAGAATGAACACTTGTGAAATAGAGATGACAGTCGCAGAATCTATTGAGATCGTTGACCCGAAGCAGTTTGTTACTTATTACACTGGTACAAATGAACCGTCCGCAGATTTGGGAGAGGATGGGGATATCTATCTTAAGGTGGTCTAATGAAAGAACGACTCACGGCAAGGGCTAGGTATGTTGAAGGCAACATATCTATGTCGAACATAAGCCCACTGTTCCAAAACACAGATAGCATTTCGTTTTGTAATATTTACGTTGATGATATGGATTCAACAAGCTATTTGTATGTAGCCGGTTTTAATTTTTCAAAAATTCCAAGCAATGCAATTGTTGATTCCTATGCAGTAAAACTGAAATACAGCCAATCGGGGAATACTCTTCCAACACAGAAACTCTACTATCATGGTGAATCTTCTGTGAGTGGTTCAAGCATCGATATTCCGAACAACGGTGGGATGACGATTTATACATTCCCTTGTCCTCATCCGTTTAGTGAAATCAGCAAACCTAATTTCAGCATTCGGCTATCTTTTAAACCAACAAATAATATACCGATTAGAGCGATGTTTTTCGGATGCGAGATTGAAGTCAACTACCATCTTGGTGGCGACTTGAAAGTCAAACAGAATGGAGAATGGAAGGATACTGTTCCGTATGTGAAACAGAACGGCATTTGGGTTGAACAAGGTGATTATAGCAAGATATTCACTCTGGGCGAATGGATCAAGAAAGGAGAATAGACATGAAACTATCAGACAAGTGGTATGACATCTTAAAGAATTGGGTCATTCCAATCCTTACTGGGGGAGCGACATTGGTTATTACATTGGGCGAACTGTGGCACTTCCCGAACGACACAGTAAAAGCAATCGCCGGTACGATGACGGCAGTTGCTACGTTCATCTCGTTTTTGATCAATTCATCTTCAAAGGCTTACTTCAAGGATAAAGAGATCGTTGAAACGGATCTGAACAACAAGAGTGTAGATCTAAATGGTTAAGTACAAATTAGAAGGCTTTGCATTCAGCGGTAAATACAACGATTACTTTTGGAACACCAAATACAATCCGAACGCTACAATCGAGAACGGACTGGCTAACTGTACGACATTGGCATATGGATTCGCTTATATCAATCACCTTCCTCGTCCGGTAAGCTCTATAGTGTCGGCATCAAGATGGCACAAGGTAGTAGCAAATGGTTGGACGGTGCAGCCATATGGATCGGTTACGATAAAGGTCGGGGATATCATTGAATGGAGTGAGAACTGCCATGTCGCAACAGTGATCGGAAAAACAGAAGGCGAAGCACTGCTTGGGTGTTCTTGGTATACTGGAGAGCATGGCAAAAGCACATACGACGGGCAATACGATACAAGACCGTGGAAATCGCTCCAAGATATGAGCGATTTTTTTGTTAAGAATTATCCCTTCCGCTTTTATCATGAATGCTCTTTGTATGAGGAATCGCAAAGAGTAGGTGGGATGCCCGAATACGTTCTAGTAGCACCGCAGAGTGTTAAACCGGTAAAGAGAGATACGAATATGGATCAGATCGAAGTCCTTACGGATGAACAAAACATCCGGGATAACGATAACAACATCGTAGGAGTCGCACAGAAGGGTTTCTACAACGTATATGCGAAAAAACAAAGCGGTGGATATACTTGGTATGAAGTAGAGAATAATCGCTACATAGCCGGTGTTAATGGGCGTGTCGTTTATCTTCCTGGCGAAGATATCGAAGCATTAAGGAAAGAAAACGAAGAGTTAAAACAGACGATAAAAGAGGTCGATGAATTGATAAGAAGGTGGTTAGTATGAACGATGCAATTGTAGTGGCGATCATCACAAGTGCTTTTACTTTGATCGGTGTTTGGATGCAGAATTCAAAGACGGTAGCGATCATTGAAACGAAACTGAATGCCTTGACCAGGTCGGTCGAAAAGCACAACAATTTCGCAGAGAAGATCCCGGTCATCGAAGAACAGATCAAGGTGGCGAATCACAGAATTGACGATCTTGAGAGAAGCAAATAATCTATAATGAAGAAAAGGGGGAAGAGTAGAGACGAACCCCTTTTGCCAGTTTTAAGTGGATGGGCAACCATCCTCTTTTTTTATGGTTTAAAATAGTATTGCCAAAACTTCACGGTGTCCCTGGTCAGGACATCAAAAAAGTAGCGATCCGCATCCGCTACTTTTTATTTTCTCTTCCATGCATCATCATCAAACTCAATGAAATCCTTGTACGGCATTCCTTCGCCTTGCTTGGCAACGAATACAATATATTTCCGTATAAGCCATTTTAGGAAGCCGTTCACGTTGGTTTGTTGTTCCAGTAAGTCGATGATGTCCGAATCTGTTTCTTTGTTTAGGGCGAAACTGATCCGCCTTACATTTTCCTTTTGATACTTGATGTCATAGTCTTTCTTGCTCATGCTACATTCCTTTCTTTTACCAGTAGTGTTTCCCACGTTGGGAACAGATCCTTGGTCTTACGTTTTAACATGGCCGCTCTATCGTTTCTCATATACTCATCGTAAACGTACTTTGCGATGCAATGCATCCAGCTTGTGCCGTCTTCGTAATAGACATAATAGAGATAGTCATCAATCTTTTCATGTGTCCACCATCTTTGATCGTAGAGAACTTGTTCACGATCTGCGATGATCTTTTTTACCGCATCAAGATCGGCTGCACTAATGTTATTGAGGTATTCAAAAATCTGTTCTTGTGACATGGAAATCTCCTTTCTGTTAGAATAGGAGATGAGAAGGGGTGCAAATCTTTCTCATCTCCGCATTGGTTGTTTCGCAGACAATCAATGCTTTTATTTTTTGTACGGAACTTTTTCCGTAGATATGCAGATCGCATCGTGATTGATTGTCCTTGCGACATTCATCAACTGTCTTTCCCATCTATCAAGCATCTGCTCGATGTTTGGATCATCATGTCTGACAAGGGGGGTCAGCCATTCGATAGTTTCACTTGATCTGCTCAAGTAGACAACTATCTTTTTACGATATCTGCAAACTTCTGTGTAATCCATGCGTTCTCCTTTCTAGTTATTGAAGATGTAACAAGCATCATTCAAAATCTTGAACTTGATATTCGACTTCGTTTCATCGAAGTAGCATGAGTGATCGAGAATGTCTTGTGCGATCCACTCAAGGGATTCTTCGCTTAATTCACGATGCTCATCAACGTAAGTAAGCAGATTGGAATATTCGTCATTCGTTCCGTTTGTGTAGTACTGTTCCCGGATGCAAAGGCTTCTAATTTGATCGGAATCTGTTCTAACGGTTAAGTTTAAGTTTGTCATGTTTTTTTCTCCTTTTCTTTACATAAATAATTCTACTATGCACATAGTATGAAAGTCAACATAAAAAGTAAATTTTTTTTGACTTCATAAAAATATGGGAGTAAGATGGAGATAAAGAGGAAAGGGGTGATGAAATCAATACAAAGGAATTAAGGGAAAAACTAAAAGTCTCAACGTATGAGTTCGCACCCATGATCGGCATCACTCGTCAATCGCTCTATAACAAAGAACAAGGCATCTCACCTTGGAACTTACCGGAGCTGATACGAATGAGTGAGATCATGCAGCAGAACGGCATCGAAGAGCATCTGACAGTTTCCCATGATGGCGATTTGTATATCGTCTGTATCAAAAAGTTAAACGAAGAGTAATCTCATTTCGCATAATGTATGATACAAACGAAAAAATCGCCACCCAAGGGAAGGGTGGCTTTTT